TCAACGGAGAGCCACCGCTTACAAGCGAGTTCACGCGCCCCGCTACGCCTTTGGACTCATCGAAGTCTTGGGTGACGGCCTCGATCTTGTTGTCCTTGGCCAGCTTGTCGAAGTTGTCGGCCACAGAGTTTGAGGCGAGCATGCGTGTCTCCTTGCGGCCTTGTCCGTTACTTGAAGATGCGGTCCACGCCGATCCAGCCCAGCACGCCGGCAACCACCCCGCCAACGGCCCAAAGCGTGTTGATGCCGCCCTTGCCTTGCGACGCCAGCTCCACAAGCCGGTCAACCTTCTCTGCAACGTCCGACATTTGGGTCTGCAGAGACTTCACCTCGGCTTCCACGCGGCCAAAGTCTCGGGGGTCGATCATGTGTTCCTCCAGGCGCCCGACGACGCCGGCTAGGTAGTCAAGTTGCTTCTCAATCATGCTGACCGGCGGTGCCATGCCTGCATCGGGCGGCATGTCGGGGATAGTTTGTAGGAGCATGATGGGCCGTTCAGTGGGTCAGGTGACGATGACGTAGCCGGTCTTGGTGATGCTGCCGCTGCCGTTGGCGTTGGTCGCAGTCAGCGTGACGGCCCGCGTGCCAGCCGTGCTGTAGCTCTTGGTCGGGTTCTGCAGCGTGCTGGTCGTGCTGTCGCCGAAGTTCCACAGCCAGGAAGTCGGGCTGTTCGTGCTGGTGTCGGTGAACTGGATGGACTGGCCAACGCTGACATAGACCGCAGTGATCTGCCCCACCGTGCCGACGGTGAAGTTGTCCATTCCAATCGTCTCGCTGCCTGGCGTCGTAAGGCGAAGGACAATTTTGTCGAACGCTGCGGCTGCCGTCTTGGCGGTGTGGCCGACAAAGCCTGCGCTTCTATCAAGAAACGAAGTTGTCGGCGAGCCGGGAAAGTCAGGCGGTATCGGCTGTGGAGGATCGCCAGCAAGCGGATCGACAACCTCGGTCTTTACGAGTGTCGCCCCTCGGTAGAACTCCAACGTGGCGCGGCCGTTGAAGTCTGCGTAGTCTGTCCAGTAGCTGCTGAAGCTCACGAGGAGTTTGTTGAACTCAATCGTCAGCATAGCGTCACCTTCACCCCCGCCTACAGCAATAAACTTGCCTCCTCCATTGCTTGGAATGTACGGCGCTTGCCCGTCGTCTGAGTAGGCAGTTGAGTACCGTCCAAAAGACATAGTGCCAACCGGCAAGTCAGCAAAACTACTCCCAGGGCCGTAGTTGAGTGTTACTTGGGTGCCGGAGCCTGTATCTGTGTAAATCAAAGGTGAAGATGCACCTGACAGTGACTCAAATGTCTGCGGAGTGCCAAAGGCAATGGTGGAAAACGGCAGTCCGTATTGCGGTTCTGGCGAAAACGCAAACGAATTAAGCAAGTGGTATCTTGCAAGGTGCGCTTCGGTGTACCAGTCCACTGCCGGCGCAAATGTATTGCCTCCTGAGTGCTCCACAAACCAGTTGTACTCCTCAAACTCCGCCGCCCCAGTGCGAAGCGCCCAAAAGTCAGCCTGCGGCACAGGACCGCCAGCGGCTGGTGGTGCTTGAGGCCCCCAGGTGAACATCAGCGGAAGTCCTTGGTGATCGCGCACTCGATCACGTCGTCGGCGGCCACGTACTGCCCTGTGATGCGGTCGATTGCGTTGGCCGCCGTGCTCAAGGCCGGAGCGGTGCCGCCTGGCCATTTGAACTTGGAGCCATAGGCCAGCGTGCGCGAGCCGGTGCCGTCTTGCTTGATGCGCCAGTTGTAGATGCCACCGTCGCGCATGTTCGTCGGGTTCGCCAGCGTGCGATTGCCGCCGAGAGTCACTGTGAAGTGGTTGGACAAGCCTGCATCCGTTGCGATGGTGGCTGCATCGGTCAGCGCCACGAACGCCACGGTTTGCGCGCCTGTCAGACTGTTGCCACCCGTCAGCCTGGCCGAGTCGCGCACGGGCCGCAGCAGGAACGTCTCGGACCCTAGGCACAGCAGCTCAACAATGGCCCACTGCTTGCCCGTGGCGGCCGAGCCGTCCACGGTTTGCAGCGTCACGCCGGCCTCGGCCGTCACCGTCACGCTGCCGGTGCCGCGTTGGATGATGAGGATGGTGTCGCCGCTCACGAATCGGCCGGTCTGCACCCGAGCGGTCACTGCGGTTGCCGCCGTGAACTCGACCCTTGTTCTTGGCGTCAGGGCGGGGAACGTGTAGTCGGTGAGCGCGGTCGTGACCAGCGGCAAATACCGGCCGTTCAAGGCGTCTAGCTCGTCTTGGATGGCCTTGCAGCCGGCCTCGATGGCGGCGTACTCCTGCCGCACGGGCCGCGACTGGCCTTGAGAGCCCCTGGGCGCGTTGAACTGACGGTTGTAGAAGCGGTTGGTCGTGCTCATCGTGCCTGCCTGCGCGGTATGTAGTGGGTGGTGATGGCGCGAAGCGAGTGCGGCAACTCCTCGTCGGACTCGCCGGCAAACGTGATGGCCACGCTTACTCCAAAGCCTTCAAATGGAAACCGCTTCCGGCTGCTGTCGCCCGCGTCCCAGTAGGCGCTGTCCCAGTCGCTCAAGTCCCATCGAAAGCCGCGCCCAAGTTGGCTCACGTCGATGTCCTCGTGCGGCGCGATTTCCTCGTCCGCGTCGAAGAACTCTGCCGTTGCCGACAAAGTGAAAGCCGAAGCGCCTCGGCCTTCGACCTCCACGCGCTTGAACTGCTTGATGACGCTGTTGCTCTTGAATGCCAGCTCGTTCAGCCTCAGTGCGTACTCGATGCGGTTGCCTGCAAAGCTGCGGCCCACGTCGCACTCGTAGACGAAACCGTTTGCGTCGCCGACGAAGGTGCGCGGCTCGTTGGTGATTTCGCCATGCACGGCGCACGTGATGATTCGCCCGTAGTCGATCGTGGTCCAGTCAAACTGCCCGCGCCCTTTGGGCATGCCGCACACAGCCGATCCGTCGGCCAGGAACACGCGGTACTTGCTGGCGCTGCTGATCCACACGCTGCACTCGGATTGCTTGGCGCGCACCAGGGTTTCGATCTGGTTGCTCACCACGTCCCAGCGGTAGTTTCCGAAGGCTTGCGTCGGCGAGTAGCGCGCAAAACCAGGCGCATCCAGCGCAACCACGCCGCCGATGTCTTGCGCCGATCCTGAGCTGCCTCCGGCTTCTCGGCTCAGTGGCTTGAGCACCCAGTCCGCCGCGCTGTCGCCGTAGAGCACCAGCACACTGTTCTGGCACAGGACCATCAGCGCCGCCGCAAGCTCGGAGCCCGACACGCTCACCAAGTCCGTCATGCTGTCGCCGGTTGCCAGCTCGGCCGCGCCTGAAAGCACGGTCCACGAGTACGGGTCGCCAATGCCGCTGTGCTGCAAGCTGCCACGGTACGCCAGGAACAAATGGTTCCGGTGCGCCTTGATGGCTTGTGCGCGAACGCCACCCATGCCTGTCTCGAGCGGCACGAGCACGTCGTCTGCAAGCTCGAACTCTCGGTTGACGCCATCGCAGCCGTACAGGCGCAGGCTGTCGGCCGATCCGATGAAGCTGGTCACGTCCGTTCGCACTCGGCCATTGGGTGAGAGCGTGATTTGTGTTCCGACGTACACGCCAGGGCCGGCAGCCGGGATGCTGCCTGCGCCTGCCGTGCTCAGGGCGCCGGATGCAAACGTCCCGCCAGTCGGTGCCGTGACGATGTAGCGCCCAGCCGCCGTGCCAGCGCCCCAGCTCCCGGTCTGCCTAACCACTCGCTTCACGGTGGCCGTGGTGCTGCCCTGCGTGAGCGTCGAACCCTCGGCAGGCTGCACAGATCCGCCCGTGAAAGACACCTCGTAGTAGAGCGGCACCGCCGTCCATCCCGACGTGGTGGCCTTGTGCAACACCATGGCCGAGTTGTCGGCGTTGTTGCGCCAGGCATAGACGTTGCCGTTCAGAATGGCTACGCCCCGCACCCGGCCTGCGCCTGGAACTGCGGTCACGTCGGCCCTGTAGTCGGCCGCAGCCAGCGTGGAAAGCCTGTTGTCGAGCGCACCTGTCACGCTCGGCTCGGTGCTCAGGATCGTGCCAACCGGGCTTCCACTGACGTTGATGACCTCGCCGTCGCTGAACGTGCCCACGGTGCGCGTCACGGCCACGAATGCGCCGCTAACGTAGATCACCTTGCCAGTAGCGCCTGACGTTGCCCCTGTGATGGTGTTGCCCAGCGCGGCCGTCGTTGCGCCCGTGCATTGGAGGTATGCGTAGGTCGCCAGATTTGGGCGCGTGCGTCCGTCGAACCGTTCGATGCCGCCGATGCGCTCGTACCCGCCAAGCACGCTCGGCTCGTAGTTGAACGCGATGCGTGCAGTTCCTGGCGCTGTGAACAGGGCCGTGGAAACAACGTCCAGGCCACCGCCAAGCGCCGTTGGTTCCGCCTTGACCTGCGCAAGCTGCGCGCTTGCCCCAAGCGGTTGCTTAGGCAATGGCCGCTCCGAAGTGCAACGGCCGGGCGTAGCGCGCCAGAAGGTTGTCCTCGTAGCGTGCAAAGTTGGCCGTGGCGCGCGAGAGAACGTCCGGCGCGTTGTCCATCTTGCCCACTTCGATCAACGCGCGCCACACGAGGATCATGTGGAACTCCGGCGCGATGTCCGGGGTGGAAGAATTTTCCACGAGCACCGTTGGCGCGCGGTGGTACTCGATGCGCAGGCTGTAGGTGTCCAGAGCGTCAGGCGCCGGCCCAAGCAACAGGCTGTCGTCGTCGTCCACGCTCCAGTCCATCGGCCGGCCGGCAGGCTGTGTGCTGTAAACGTAGTTGTCGCGCCACTGCTCGAGCGGCATGAAGTCCAGCCGCACGTAGTTGTCCGGGGCCGCAGCGCCGTACAGGTTCGGCTGGTAGTCGTCGCCCTGCGGCCTCCAGCGGCCGAAGTCTGTGATGGCCAGGTCTGCGGCGGTGTAGCTGCTCTGGCCGGCTACCAGCGTGGCCGTCTTGCGCTTGCGCATGAACCGCCAGTCCGTCTCCCGGCTTTGCAGCTCGGTCCACGCATCCGCGATGTAGTCCACCAGCCGTTGTTGCTCTTTGCTGAGGTCAACAAGGCTTGCAGGCCCTATCCCGCTGCGGCCTGACTCGCGGTGCAGCCGCTGGGCCATCTGCAGCAGGTTCATGGCTTCAGCCCTCGCGCATCACGCGCTCGAGCCAGCGCTTGCCCTTCGGGTTCGGATCGTGGACCACGCTGAAGGGGTAGTCCATGCTCGTCGTCCGCATGGTCTGCATCTGCTCGTCGGCGTTCGGGTCGCGCACTTGCTGCGTCCGATAGGTGGTGGACTGGCTGCGCAGCAGGCTTTCCACGAAGCAGCGCGGCACGTTCTTGTACGTGGTGCCCCGGCGGAACCACACCGTGCGGCCGTTGACGCCTGCCATGGCTGCCGGCGGCGCGTTCTTGTCGCTGCTGGTGTGGATGTGGATGGTCAGCGGCTCCTGCATGAACGCCACGGCCTCGGCTTGGTCCTTCCACTCCCGCTCAGTGATCGGCTCGATCTGGCCGCCGGCCACGAGGTTGACCGCAGCGGCTTGCGCAAAATCCACCGCGCCGTCGTGGTCGTTGTTGAGGAAGTCGGCCGCTTCGAGTTCGCGGGTTGCAGTGCGTCCCATCGGGATTCCTTTCGGGTTGGAAAGAGCCGAGCCCGAAGGCCCGGCTTAAAGCCCGCAAGGGGCCAGTCGGATCAGTACGCGATGGGCTTGCCGTAGTCCACGGTCGCATCGAAAAACACGTCCACCACGTCGGTCGCGCCGAGATCGGTGGAACCGGGCGTAAACGTGGCCGTGCCATTCGTGCGGACGGTCAGTGCGCCGATGCAGACGAAACCGTCGCGGTCGGCTGGCCACTCCCACACGCCAGGCTCGTAGGCGCTGGTGCCGGGGCGGGCCACGACCGAGGTCTGGATTTGCGTGACCGTGCCGGCCGCGTTCATCATGAAGAAGTAGCACGTGATCTGGCCAGCCGCCAGTGCCGTGAAGCTCGTTCCGGCAAACGCAGCAAACGCCACGTTGTCGGCCGCCGCTTTGCGGACGGTGCGGCCTTCGATGACGGCATCGAAACCGCGGGCAATCTGAAAGGTGTTGGCGTTGGTGCCCTCGGCCAGCCCGGGAGAGCTGAGGCACACGTTGTCGCGCGAGGTGAGCATGGTTGTGATTCCTTGAGGAGTTGGTTGAACTGGCCGGACCCGAAAGCCCGGCCAGCGTCATCAGCCGACCAGGGCCGAGGCGGCGACCTCGTAGATCGCCATGTGGCCTTCGTTCAGGCGCACGGCAGTCATGTAGGTCTGCGCACCGACGTAGCCGCGCTGGCCGTGCGGGTCGTCCTTGGTCTTCTGGTTGGCCGGGATGTGGGTGACGCTGAAGCTGTCACGGCCGCGGAGCATCACGTCGCCGTAGCACTCCTCCGACAGCACCATCATCGGATACACGTCCACCAGCTCGGTGCCGGCCGAGTTCGCCACGCCGCCGGCAAGGCGGGTGTTGGACGTGCCGGTCGTGCCCGCGTTGAGGTACGGGGCCAGGTGCGGCGAAGTGACGAAGCGGAACTGCTCCCACGAGCCCAGCTCGTTCGCGTGCATCGGCTTGCGGCTGCCGTATTCGCTGATGTGGACGAAGCCGGTGAGCTGCGAGCGGATGTCGGCTTCCAGGTCCGAGTGGCACACCACCACGAAGGCGGCTTCCACCGGCTGCGTGCCGATGCTGGGCGAGGCCGCGAGCACGCCCGTGACCTTCATGGCCAGGTTGTTGCTCATGGCCCGCGCGATGTTGCGCAGCCCGGTTGCCGACAGCAGCGCCGTCACCGTGGCGCGCGACGTGGCAGTGCCCGAGAAGAACTTGTTGGTGCCTGCGCGGAGCACGCCGTAGCGGATCATCTCCAGCAGCAAGCCCATGCGCTCGCCGGTCAGGCGCTTCATCTCGCCTGGCACGTCGTCCTCGTACATGTCCGCCACGCGGTTGCTGTAGCGGTACAGGACGCCGTATTCCTGCAGCGTGGCCTGGATGTCCTGCGCGGTGATGGACTCGGACGCGGGCGTCTCGCCTTCGTTCAGGCGGTGCTGCACCGGGTCCACGTTCCAGGTGTTCGGGGTGGCAGCCGTGGCGCCCTTGGGCAGCCAGCGGCGGAAGATGACCGTCTCGCTCTGGTTCTTCGGGATGGTCTTCTTCTGCGACACGCCGATGCGGCCGATGACCTCTTGCGGCAGGACGTGCTTCAGGATCTCGCCCTTGAACCGCGCAAGGCGCGCGGCTTGGGGCGTCGTCATGGTTTGGGTGCTCATGATGGTGTCCGATCAGGGACGACTCAGGACCGGAAGCCGGCCTCGAACTCGTCGTCCAGGGTGGATGGGGGTGTCGGGCTTCGCCGGCCTGCGCCACTCGGCACGGCGGCGGCGGCTGCCCTCGTTTGCCTCGTGCGAGCGAGGCGGGCCGCGTCTTCGTTCTGGCGCTGCGTTGCGTTGGCATGCACCTTGAACTTGGTCACGGCATCAAGCATGTCGGCCGGGTTGGTCGTCTGTGCGATGCGAGCGTGGTAGTCCGCGCCTTGGTCCTTCAGCCAAGCCTCGAACGCCGGTTGCGCCGCAGTTGCGCGCCAGTCGGGTGCCACTTTGTCCAGCACCAGCGCCGGGTCGTCGGCGTCGGGCTGCGGTGTGGCGGCCGTGGAATCCTCGGACGGCTTGCCTGCCGGCTTCAGCAGGTGCTGGGCGTACTCCTCGATGGCTTCCACCACCTCGGGCAGCTCGGCACGCACGCGCTCCACCTTGTCGAGTCTTGGCGGTGCCGGCGGCGGGGGCGCGGGCATTGCCTTCTGCAGCGCGGCAACCCGCCCTTCAGCGGAGCGCAGCTTGTGCTCCAGCGTCGGGACAAGCGCGGCGGCCTGCTTGATTGACTCGAACTCGGCCAGCATGGCGCGCACCTTCGGGGGAAGGCCAGCCAGCTCGTCGTCCTCGGGTGCCTTGTCGCCTTGCGTCGTCTCGGGCGTGGTCGCGTCGGCGGCTGGGCTTGCGGGCGCAGCAGCAGTTGGCGCGGGAGCGTCTTGCTCCGGCGCCTCGGCGTCGTAACCAGCCTCGAAGGCGGCATCAAGATCGGTGTCGGCAGTCTCCGTGCTCATCGGTTCCAGTCCTCTTTGCCCCGGGCGTTTCCGGCCGAGTCGTTGGCAGGGGCTGCTGGCATCAGCAGCGCCTGCAATTCCTTCAGCTCCAAGAGCCTTCCGCGCAGTCTCTCGGTGCGGTACACGTCGTTTTGTGGGCGCTCGCCCATGGCTGGCATCGCCAAGCTCTCCAGGTGCTCCATGCGGCGCTTGGAAAGAACTTCCAGCAGCCTGGCCACCGTGGCGCTGCGCAGGTCTTCAGGCGTCAGCACGTCACAAGCCCTGATTCGTGGGGTTGGACGGGTCCATCT